CTGCGCCTGCAGGACGCTGCCGTCCCGCTGCTCGGCGGAAAGAAAATCATGGGGCTTCGGCATAGCAACACCCTCGACTTCGGGAATATCCAGCACTTCAAGTTTTCTGCCGCCGGGATTCCCGTTTTCGGCCTTGTCCTTGACTGCGGATTTCTTCCTTCCCGCACCGGGTCTTGCGCCGCCGCGCCCGCCTGTGTTATTCGATTTTGTGGGCATCCGAGTTCACCTCCCTTAATTACCCTTTTGATTTCGCCTTTTTCGCACACGTGACCCCGGGCCGTTGCCCGACCGAAAAGGTCCCGGAGATTTTCATCCCCCTACCGGTCGCCGAGGTCGTGGTGGATCTTGGTGTGGCAGGACTGACAGAGGCTCATCAGGTTGTCCCTTGCGTGAGTGCCGCCTTTGGAAACGGGCAGGATGTGGTGAACTTCCTGTACCGGAGTCAGCCGACCTTCCTTGAGGCACATCTCACAGAGGGGATGCTCCGCCGCATAGCGGTCACGGATGCGTTTCCATGCTCTGCCGTACTTGCGGTTAACATCGGAGCTGCGCTCGTATTTGTCGTACTTGCGGCGTTCCTCCACACGGTGCTGTTCACAAAATTGTCCTTCACAAAGATTGGGGCAGTCGGGATGAGAGCAGGGTCGCAACGGTTTCTTCGGCATCGTTTCACCTCCTTGGACATAAGAAAAGCCCCACGGGATTGCTCCCATGAGGCTCGTCTTCATTCTACTTCGCTGATTATATCATAGCACAAACGGGATGTGCTTATGGGTGCTCAAATGTGCTTATTTCGGAGCAACTTCAAACGACAATCGGATCATCCGGGAGTACTACATGGGCAAGAGCCGCACCATGCCATCTGCGGACAGTGGATTTGTCGGCGTGAAGCTCGTCGCCGATGCGTTCCCAGGTCATATTATGGATATAACGGTAGCGAAGAACCATGCGTTCATCCGTATTCGGCACCGCCTCGATAACGGTTCGCATCTGAGCCTTGAGGTCAACAAGCCGATCAACCTCGGCATTGATCTTTTCCTCCATCAGCCACACTTTTTCAAGAACCCGCACGAACGGAGCTTCCGTCGCACGGTTCGGATTGTGATGCTCCTCCAAGCCGGGCGAACCGACACTGCAGGCCATTTCCCGCAACCGTTCCATCTCGGCAATATCCGAATCGATCCTATGGTCGAGCCTGTACGCTTGTTTTAGATACTCTTTTGCCGTCATAAGCACATTCCTCCTTGCACTTGCGTATCAAAAAGTCGCAATCGACATCCGTCAGCATTCCGTACCATTCCGAGTGAAAGAAACGCTCAATCTCCCTTACTTCCGCAGCTACCGTTCGATTGCCCGGTTTTTTTCCCTGCCGGCGCAACGCTTTTCTGTAATCCTTGACCGCACTGATGATTATGGCATTGGCAAGATTCTGCCACGGATCTCCCGCTGTCACTTTTCCGTTCTGCATGACGATACACCTCCGCTTTTCGTTTTTCTCTGTTCTGCCTGCGTATAGCCTTGCGGCGATTGCTGCGCTCTTTCCTTCGAATATTGGAGAGGGCTTCTCCGGCTGTAGGGTCAAAATATCCCTCCGAATTTCGATAATAACCGCTCATGCCAGCACCTCTCCCGGTTCCGTGATCTCGATATATATGCCTGTCGGCTCATCCGACCAGCGCTTTTCGACCGTTTCCCGCACGACCTGCGCATCGTCTTTCCAGAACCCGCACTTCGTCATACAGTCCTTCAGCATCTTCTGAAGATTGTCAGTATCGGGTCTGGTCGTGCGCCATTCGCCGTGACTGTGACTTTTGCCCTTCGGAAAAAGCCATACGGTCGACAGTGAAACCGCTCCTTCAAACGGCTTGTCCGGCCTGTATGTAAGCAGATGTGCGATCAGCAGTTTTTTTGCTTTCTTTACCGGAGAGGGATCGTAAAACAGTGGTTTCCCACGGACAATGCGTACCTGCTTTTCCTGTGCCGTAGCCGTCGGCGGATTCATCGTTAAAAAGAAATTCAATTTTCTATACCTCCGTGATCGTTGATTCTTCAATTTCGTTTTGTTACGTTGCTCTCCGCAGAAGCGGAAGGGCGGGTGCCTGAGCCCTTCCTGCTTCGGGAGTGTAACGACCGTTCTTCTCCCGTTATGTATATAAAGGGAGTTTAGAAGAAGACAAATCGGACTACTCTTTGTCCAGGACGGTCTTCACAATGACACCCTTATCCAGAGAGAACTCATCACCCATCTTTTTCAGACGGGAATAGATTGTCTTATCGATCAGCCCCATGTATTCCGCCATATCTTTTACCGTGACTTTGCCATCCATGTTGAGAGCATCGAATGCAGTGCGGAATTCGTCTGCAGCAGAGTCGGCGGATTTGCACTTCGGATTGCGGAGCCGTCCGGCCTGCAGGGTGCCTTGAGCCGGCATTGTGCCGAGAGAGCCGTTTGCATCGACTTTGTGAATCGGATACTCAAACCAGAAATTAACGGGTTGGATGTTCGGGAATTCGCGCAGAGACGATTCCAGCCGCCATGCGGTCGCACCGCCGTCCCGGACATTGTTCTCGATATCCTCGGAGAGTTCCAACTGGATCATGTCAAGCTGCGCATCGGGGTCACGGGCAAACACGCCGGAGCCGGACGCTCTGTCCATAGCCTTCTTCATGCCCTGCGCACCCTTTGAATGATGATGACAGTAAATGGCGCTGCAGCCGGTAGCCGTGCATATCTTGTCGAACTGGTTGCAGAATGCGCCCATCTCGGAGGCATTGTTTTCATCGCCCGTGATGACCTTGTAGATCGGGTCGATGATGATCGCATCAAAATGTCTGTCCCGCACACGGCGGATGAGCTTCGGCACCAGCTGATCCAAAGGGACCGCATGACCGCGAAGATTCCAGAGGACGATGCTGTCCATGTTTTTCGGCGGGATGCCGAGCGCTTCGTAAATTTTCAGAAATCGATTGACCGCGCTTGCAGGGTCGATCTCAAGATTCACATACAGCACTCGACCTTTTTTGCAAGGAAAGCCAAGCCAGGGACGACCTTCCGCAAGGGCCACACACAGTTCCATGAGGAGAAATGACTTTCCCGCTTTGGAAGAGCCGGAGATCAGCATCTTGTGACCTCTCCGCAGAATGCCGCCGATAAGTTCCTCCGGCAGCTTCGGAGGGCTATCCTTATAGGTCGACAGCGGCTCCATATCCGGCAGCTCGTCCGTTACCCCTTCCACGAAATCCATCCAGTCCACCCACGACTTTCTGCCGATATTGGTTGCGGCAAGATACTGCCTGTTTCCGTTTCGAGTCACACCGGGCATACGGGAGAGCCTGGACGGGTTTCTGTTCTGCTTGTCAACGGTCAGACCGTTTTTCTCAAGGAAATCATAAAGAAACTCCATGCGCTTTCTGTATTCATCGTAGTTTTCGGCATCTACATGAACGATGGCGTGAAGGCTCTTGCCACCACTGTGGACGAGAGCTGCCACGGGAAGCTCCAGCTTGCGGTAAAGGATATCCTGCTCGGCAACAGACAGGGTGTCCGACTCAACGAGCGCATAGCGGAAGCGGGTCACATTTTCGTTTTTTACCCCTGCTCCGTCCAAGGGATTGAAACGTATCCATGCGCCGACCTGCGGTTTCCAGTCCCCAATCGTCGCGCCGAGGTCGTCCGGGTGTTTTCGAACGGATGCGATAAGCTCCGCTGCGGTGCGGTCATACACGCCCTTGCTCGGCACCCATCTGCCGTCCGAATCCTGCCACACATCGTTTGTCACATATCCGACCTTATCGTCCGGCTCAAACAGCAGTTCCAAATAGGTGATCAGATCCTGTGCCGGATTCCATGCCGCAGATGGTACAAAGCCGGAAAAGCCGTCCGTAACGCCGTCGTATTCGATGGTATCGTCCCAAGCCATACAGCCGTCCTCGCCGAACATCGTCCATCCGCGGTCCTTTGCCATCTGAACGATAGTACCGCCTTTTACGGGTGCCCCGTTGCCGTGAAAGCCTTTCCATTTGCGCTCGCATTCTCCCGGATGATAGCGGGGATCGTCCCTTGACCAGTCGTCCCATATCGAGCAGGGATAGCCTTCCTCTTTCAACGCCATACCGACGGATATCCACTCGGCGCGGGTAAGCTGCGCGACGTCAATTGCCCGTAGTGCCGATAAAAGATTGTTTTCCATTAAATTACCTCCTGCGGTCTGTATGAAGCGGCGTTAAGCCCATAGGGTATATGCCAGTTGTTATTGGCAAGCCGGGAAATGAGCGCACTTGCATCATCAAACTGCCATGTGCCGACCTGACGAAAGCCGTAGCGTTCCAGGCAGCGTATCTGCTTCGGTGTCGCAAGTCCCGCATCCTGTCGAAGTTTGAGCCGATCGATGAGCAGAGCGGCAAGTCCTGCATTTTTCACGCTATCCGCAAAGATGCCGCGCTTTTCCAGAAATGCGATCTGTTTTTCGGATGGCGGGGCCATTTCCCACGTGAAGGTCGGCACATAGCTTGTGAGATCCTCCGCGGCGATAGACAGTGCATACTGGAGCGGGTCGACCAGCTTTCTCTTGCGGTTTCGCATTTCAGCAAGTTCACGGGCAAGTGCCTCCTCGCGCTCAGCAAGGACATCCCGTTCTGCCTGCTCTTCGGTTTCGATCAGGTCATAGACCTCATCATTTTTCATGATCTGTTCGTCTATCTTTTTTGCAATCTGCTCGTCACGGCTGACGAGAGAGGACGGGCGGCAGAGGTCATGCCTCGCCGTCATCCATAGAAAGTCAAGAAGCAGAAGGTGATCCTTGCCGGGGGACAGTCTCATGCCGCGTCCCACCATCTGCTGGTAGAGAGAACGGATCTTTGTGGGTCGAAGGACTACGATGCAGTCAACGGCGGGACAGTCCCAGCCCTCCGTGAGGAGCATACTGTTGCACAAAACATCGTATTTTCCGTTTTCGAATGCCGAGAGTATCTCGGTGCGGTCGGTGCTGTTGCCGTTTACCTCTGCCGCTTTCATTCCGGCAGCATTCAGCATGGCGCAAAATTTCTGCGAGGTTGCAACAAGCGGCAGAAACACAACGGTTCTTCTGCCTTTACAATAGCAAGCCATCTCGTGTGCGATCCGGGCGAGATACGGTTCGAGCGCGTGCCCAATCTCTCCGGCGGCAAAGTCTCCGTTCGATACGCCGACATCTGCAATATCCAGTTCGAGCGGTATCATCTGCGCATGTATCGGGCACAGATAGCCGTCACGGATTGCCTCGGTCATGCTGTACTCGTAGGCCTTGGAGTCGAAATACTCTCCGAGATTTTTCATATCGCCCCTGTCGGGAGTCGCCGTAACGCCGAGAATGTTGGCGTCCGGAAAATGGTCAAGCACACGCCTGTAGCTGTCCGAAAGGCAGTGATGCGCTTCGTCCACGATAATGTCCTGAAAGTAGTCATTCGGAAATCGGGCGAGTCTTTTTTCCTGCGCCAGAGACTGCACCGAGCCGACCGTCACCGGCAGTAAGCTGCCGAGGCTCGTTGATTCCGCTTTTTCAAGCACGGAATCCAGTCCGGATGCCTCTAGCAGCTTATCCGCCGCCTGGTCGAGCAGTTCTCCCCGATGTGCCATGATCAGCACGCGATGTCCCTTATTTACCTGATTCTCCGTGACCGAAGAAAACACCACGGTCTTGCCGCAGCCCGTCGGGAGGACGAGGAGCGTCTTTCGATGCCCCTCGTCCCATGCGGCAAGGATCGCCTGTTTCGCCTCGGCCTGATACGGTCTCAGCCGAAACATTCATACCCCTCCTTAAGCAAACGGCAGATCATCGTCATCTGCGATCTCCGTCCAGTTGTTGTCGGCAGGGAAATTTTTCTCATCCCAGTCATAGAAACGGTCGAGATCGTTTGCCTGACGTTCATTGCCGTCACGATCGGTATAGCTGCGGGGCTTGAAATGCGCGCGGCCACGGCTGCCGATCACCCTGTTCCAGTCCATCACAAGGCGCTCACCGTGTTTCTTCTGACCGATGCAGCGGAAAAACGCCGACAGTTTCCACTCCATCGACTTGTAGAGGAGCAGGTCGGTATGGATAACGGCAATGCCCTGGGGAACACTGACCTGCAGTGTGAGTGCCGCCTTGTTGCAGGCCGGAATTTTCTGCCCGCCGGGGAATCGTCCGCGTTCAAAGCCGGTTACCGTGAAGTTGTAATCGTCTTCTTGGAGAATGACAAATTCCTGTCCGTCGCTCTCGATGGTATCGTCCCAGTCAAGGAACATATTCTGATTGTTCTGATAAGTATCTGCCATAATGATTTGCCCTCTCTTTTTCAGTTCTGTGCCGACTTTTCAGCATCAATGAGTTCTACGATCTGCGGCCAGTATTTGATCAGCCAGCCGTTGATGAATTTATCTCCGTACTGCGCGACCGGCACATCCTCGGCAAAGTGTCCTTTTGCCGCCACAACACGGCGCACCTCATCCTCCGTGACGCCGCTTTCCGCCATGATGCAGCGCAGACGCTCATATGCGGAATCCTCCGGCTTTGCGGCAGACGGTTTCACTGAAGGAACATTCTTCTTCACCGCTTCGAAAGCGAATGCAATGTTGTCATAGTTCAAATCTACGGTTTCCGGCATCGCAATACGGGTCTTGGCATCCCAGGCGGGGTGATGCGTGGTGTAAATAACACGCTTTCCGCCCTGCGCCTTTTTTGTGTCATTCTCGGATGTGACCACAAAGGTCTGGTAATTGCAGAAAAGCAGCATATCGCACCACTCTTTTAGCAGCGGTGCTGTTTGCTTCGACAGCTTCATTTCCCATCTGTCATAGGCTCCCATCTCGTCGGGCTGCTCGAACTTGCGCATTTTGGCATGAGCGGTAATAACGACATGGATGCCTGCGGCGATTACAAGGTCGCAAGCGGCAAGCAGACGGGAAAATTCCTCGCCCATATAGGTGTAGCCTTTGCCGTAGCCGAAACTCTCGATGCTGTTCTGCTTGTATTTGGCACAGAGATAAGCCGTAATGAGCTGCTCCGCCCAGTCGGCGGTGTCAATTACAAGCGTTTTGCAGATTCCGGATGTAACTGCGACTTCCTTGACAATGGAAATCAGTTCCTCCCAAGTGCGGGGTTTGTCGATGCGCCTGACATCCATATGTGCCGTACCGCCCTCGGTATCGATGATGACGGGATCAGGAAAATGTGCGGCAAGGCTGGATTTCCCGATACCCTCCGGGCCGTAGATCACGACCTTCTGTGCTCGGTTGATTTTTCCTTTGGTGATGTTCAACATTGACAAAGCCTCCTTACTTCAGTGAATAGGAACGTTCTTCCACCAGCAGGCATCCCGGCACCTGTGTACCGGAAGCAAGCAGCTTCTTTACCTCGGTCTTCGCCACTTCCGGGGCGGGAATGCGGTAGCAATCGACCAGCTTGCGGCTTTTGAGCCAGAAAACCGCCTTGACAGCATCCGACACCTCAAGCCGTGTCGTTTTGCGGTAATTGAGCGTCGCCACGCCGAGATCGGTTTTTTCTCCGCCGCATTCCCGGTCGAGAATCTGGAGAATGCGTGCTTCTTTCTTCTCCAACCCGCTGCGGCGGCTGCGCAGCCGCGTTTCTTCAGCCTTTACGGCAGCGGCCTCGGCACGAAGGTTCAGCACCAGCTTGGCGAGATACTCAAGAACAGATCTTCGCTCCATTTGCAAAGCAGCAATCTCCGCACAGATATCGTCTGCGTTTCCGAGAAGCTCACCGGTATCCTCATCGACCTCTATGCGGTCGGTCAGACGCAGGATTGCTTCGTTGATCTCATACAATTTCATGTGCTGCCTCCGTTCCGATCTCACTGATGGCGAGTTCCTCCACGGTGTCTCCGGGGACGATCACCGTAAGTCTTGTCTTGTCTCCAAAAAGGAATCGCAGCAGCTTTTCGCGAACCGACACTTTTCTGCAGGCCACGATGCCGCTGTTCACCGGCTTTTTGGAAACCGTGATGTTGAGTGTGTGTTTCATTCGTTTTGTCTCACTTTCCGGGAAGGCTGATTTGAAGCGGATTGCCTTCCTCACCATACGGAGATTTCAGCGGCGGTTTGAGGGGGTTATTTCCCGAAATTCTTGAGAAATTTCTTTCTCGCCCCATCTATGGATTCCCGCACGGTCTTGATGTCTTTCCCCTCGCGACGGGCGATCTCACGAAGCGACAGCCCGGAGGCGAGCATCAGCAAGCGTCGGCGCTGTACGTCTGAGAGACGGAAAAACGCCGCTCTGACGAGTGCGTCCCGCTCATTCGAGCCGTCAAACAGGGTGTCCGTAAAGTCCGGAACACTATACTCGGCTCCCTCATAGTCGATGGCGTCCAGTGACCAGCAGTGGTAGCGTTCTTTCCGGGCGGCGTTTTCCTCCTCCCGGCGGCTGTCCATGATGAGGGTACCAATCTCCTCGGAAACCTCGACCTCGGACATGGTGGCATCTGCAAATTTGTAAGTGATTTTCATAGGTGGCTCCTTTCAGATCTTGCGATCCGTCCAGAGCCGCCGAATCCGCTGAAAACAGAAAAAGACGGCAGGGTGAGACCTGCTTCTCCCACAAGGGGAGAATTCAGATCCCGCACTGCCGTCTTGCGTTCTGGCGGATCGTCTGTGTTTTTTACTTAGGCTGCGTGTGTGATCGGGACATTCTCGATACGGAGCGTCCCATCCGGGTTGGCTGTGATACGGGTGAGACAGTCTTTGTGGACGATCTCTATGACCTTGCGGTCAATGCTGATGTCGCAGACACGTTTGTTGTTCAGGTTTCTAACCGCTTCCATTGGCATTCCTCCCTTCGATAAAAAAATAAGGGCCGACAGAACAGCCTTATAACTGTTCTGCCGACCCCGATTGGTCCTTCGCCGACACCGATTTGCCGGCGGATCATACGATATTCTTTTTCACTTCCATGACAGTAAGGGAACCGTCCTTCTTCCCCTTGACCTCTGCATTATTGCCTCTGCCGATGATGCTCCTGATCTTCGACATAATGACGGAATCGTCCTCGGCTGCGGCAGATGATATCTGCGGCGACCTATCGATTTTTTGCCTTGCGATTTTACTTTTATCCATTCCCGATTACCTCCGTCAGAAGGGCAATTCGCCATCATCGTCATCCGAAATATCATCCTGCATAAAGGCGTTGATGGCATATTGGAAGTTTGACTTGATTTTTGGATGCCTACTGTTTTCGCATACAGCGGCATACAGGCTATCTACGAGACTACCTATCGGCGCTATATCTCGCGCACAACAGAGGTACTGCGACCCGCTGCCGGGAGCGAAGAGCCAGACTTCTTTTGTATAAGCATCAGCATCATTTACACGGTGAACGCTTTTTGAAATATTCATCAGAAAAAGCAGCGTGCCGTTTTTCATTCGGAGATTAAAGCAGTCGCCTGCGATAGCGGTGTGAACATCGAATGCGTGCGAAATAAAGCGGCAATCAGATACCTCGTCGGGATACTCTCCGTCTGTCTGCTCATAAAAGGTCTTATAGCTGAAAAGCGGATGTTGCGCAATTCCGTTGCAATCCGTCTCCGTTCTATTGAGAGAATCTGCGGATTCCCGGCTCCAGTCCAGCTTGTCCGCATTCGTATCTCGCTCCATTTTTTCGAGGAACGAAATGATATAGCGTTCTGTAGGCGTCATTTCCGCCATGTGTGCAGAGATAAGCGTGTCAATGCTTACCTGTAGTTCTCTTGCTATATTGGCAATGAACTCTATTCCGGGCGTAGGACCGCCTTCTTTGCTTGCTCGAGAGATATATCCGGGGCTGACACCAGCGCCCGTTTCCAGTTCACCGATTTTTAACCCACGCTCTTTCACAAGAAAGGCGATGTTGTCAAACAAAACCTGTTTATTGAATTTATCGCTCATTTATTCAGTCTCCTTTTACCTATCTGCAATTATAATATCACAATTTTACCGTTATGTCAATATCAGCATTAGAAATTTGCGAGTAATTCATATTTCGGCTGAAGTGGCATCTCTGCAACCAAGAATTGTGCCTGTGTGTTCATGCTCAAAGTTCCACACGAAAGTGTGTTAACAAGGTCTTTTACGAGAGTATAGACGATTACACAATGAATGTTCTTGAACTCTCACGAACTTTTTGGCCAAAAGCGCTTGACAAAATACGAACTTTTGAATATAATAGTTCTATCAAGTTCTGTCGAGTTCGCTTTGATTTTAGCATAAGCACGAACTTTTGTCAATAGGTTCGGCGAACTTTCGAGAACACATTTCTTTAAAGGAGTGACTACCAGAAATGAAGGCATTTGCTGATAAGGTGAAAGATGCCCGTATCTCACTTGGAATGTCTCAGACGCAACTTGCCCAGGAAGTTGGGGTATCCTCAAGATCCGTTCAGGCATATGAAAGCGGAGAAAAAAAGCCCCGCCAGGCCATGATGGCAAAACTGGCGAAGGCGCTGAAGGTATCTATCAGATTTCTGTCCGATGACGAGTGCGAAGACCCGGTAGCCGATATCGAAAAAGATAATTATATAGAGGAAGCCCGTGAACGCTACGGTGCGAAGGGTGCCCGTGATATGGATCAGCTCCTCGCCGATAATGCCGCACTCTTCGCCGGCGGGGAACTTTCTCAGGATCAGAAAGATGCCTTCTTCCAGGCGGTTATGACAGCCTATGTCACCTGCAAAGAAGAGGCAAAGAAAAAATTCGGCAAAAAGCATCCTTGAGTCCGTTTTATGGGACAGATAGGCCTGTATAATAGACTTATCCGAAGGGGATACTACGCCCATTTTTATGATAGGAGGGGTGATAGTTGTTCTATGCTGAAATTGTAGATGCCGTTGAGAAAGTGAAGCGCCGTTACCGGGAAAACGATCCGTTCCGGCTATGTAGGGCAATGGACATAAAACTCATTTTTACCTCTCTCGGTACAGAAAAAGATTCCATCAAGGGCTTTTTCCTTGAGAGCAAGCGGATACGGACGATAACGATCAATTCCGACTTGCCTTCGATCATACAGAAATTCGTCGTCAGTCACGAGCTTGGTCACGCCGTACTTCACCGCAAGAGTGGCATCTGCGCATTCCACGAAGTCGGGCTCTTTGACGAGAGTGACCAGTTTGAGAAAGACGCTAACATATTTGCGGCAGAGTATCTCCTGGATGATGAAGCGGTGCTGCAAATGCTGAACGAAGATAATACCTTTTTCACAGCTGCCGCTTCACTGTGCATTCCGATGGAACTGCTCGATTTCAAATTCCGGGTGCTGAAGTGGAAAGGCTATAAGATGGTGGAATCGCCTATCTCCGCACGGAGTAATTTTCTTCGAGATCTGGAGATACAGTACTGTGCAGAGGACTATGACTGCTGAAGGCGAGTGTATTTCATAAAAAATGATTATGGAGGGGCAAAGATGGCGAGAACAATTACCGTAAAAGGGCTTGGAAAAGCATCCGCAAAACCCGACCAGGTGGTACTTTCCATGACCCTGACATCTGAACACAAAGACTACGATAAAGCGATGAGTATGGCTGCTGATGGTATCCAACATTTAAACGATGTGCTGTGTGGCATCGGCTTTGAAAAGAGTTCTGTAAAAACAACGAGTTTCAATGTTAATACCGACTATGACCGGGTAAAAGACCGCAACGGCAACTATGAAAGCGTGTTCCGTGGATACGAGGTTGTCCACCGCCTGAAACTTTCATTTGATTTGGATGTGGGCAGGCTTTCACAGGCACTTTCTGCCGTTGCCGGTTGTCTTTCTCATCCGCAGCTTTCCATTGCTTTTACAGTGAAGGATGCAACTGCAATCAATGAGGATATGCTTCGTTCCGCAGCCGCCAATGCAAAGAGGAAAGCAGAAATTCTCTGCGACGCTTCCGGCGTCACGCTGGGTGAGCTGATTGCAATCGACTACAACTGGGGCGAATTGGATATCTATTCCCACACAAAGTATGACTATTGCGAGGATGCACTTATGGCACCACCGGTCGGTGCTCCCATTGAGATGGAGCCTGACGACATTGATGTGAGCGACACCGCCACCTTCGTGTGGGAGATCAGATAAAATCCTGAAATTTTTCAGAAAGGACAAGGACACCGATATGTTTGACTTTGGAAACGCAAATGACGGGCAGCGGAAAGCCATAGCGGCTGCAGACGGTCCTGTCCTCATAACGGCAGGTCCCGGAACCGGCAAAACATATACTCTTGTGCATCGTGCAATCTACCTCATAGAGGAATGCAATGTAAGGCCGGAGAGCATCTTCATTGCCACATTTACGGAAAAGGCTGCGAAGGAACTGGTAACACGTATTACAAACGAGCTTGCAAATCGAAATATCACGGCAAACATCAATGAGATGTATATCGGTACGTTCCACTCGCTCTGCCTTCGTATTCTGAAAGAGCACTTGGAATACACACGGCTTCGCCGAAACTATCGCTTGATGGATTCGTTTGACCAGCAGTATATGGTGTTCCAGAACATCCACCGTTTCAGAAGCATTCCGGAGATTGAAATTGTCCTTCCGAACGGCGGCGCATGGAAGCAAGCCGAAACGATCTGCAACTTTGTAAACAACCTTTCCGAAGAATTGGTTTCGCCGGAGGAACTGATGTCTGACCGTGACCCATCGATTGCATCACTCGGTCGGATGCTTCAGGAATATCGCACAATTCTTACGGAAGCGAATCTGATGGATTTCTCCTCCATCCAGATAGAGGCATATCGGCTTCTCTGCGATAACGAGGACATTCTGAACGAGCTCCGCTCCGCGATCACGCATATCATGGTCGATGAATACCAGGACACGAACTATATCCAGGAGCAGCTCGTGTTTCTCCTCGCCGGTGAAAGGAAGAATATCTGCGTGGTCGGAGACGATGACCAGGGCCTGTACCGTTTCCGCGGTGCGACCATCCGAAACATCCTGGAGTTTCCACAGAAGTTTGCCGATGGCGAATGCCGTATCATCCCACTGGTCATCAACTATCGTTCCAACAGCGACGTCGTCGATTTTTATAACCGATGGATGGGTACCACAGACGGTGCGAAGTTTAAGTTCCGCTGGGAGAATTTCAGATACGAAAAGCGCATTGAACCTCATGAAAAAACTTCGCTTCACAGCCCTGCAGTCGTGAAATTGGCCGGTGTGGATGACGAGGACGAATGGCACGAGAAGATCCTGCAGTTTATCAACGATCTGAAAGCATCCGGCAAGCTGACGGACTATAATCAGATAGCGTTTCTCTTCAACTCAGTCAAGCATCCGAGGGTGACTGCGCTTGCCCGTTTTCTTGAGGAGAACCATATCAATGTTTACTCGCCGCGTTCGGATATGTTTTTCCAGCGTGACGAAATACGACTGGCGCTCGGTTGCCTCATGTTGATGTTCCCGTTCTATGTACAGGGTTTGGAAAACGGTGAGTATACCTTTTTACAGCCGGAGCACCTGACCTATTATCGGAACTGCATCATGTTGGCGAATGAGTATCTGACACAGCCGGAGCACACCGACCTGCTGAAATGGATACGCCGCCGAGGAAAAGACCATGTAAGTCTGACCGGTGCAACGGACTACGCCTACTGTGGGCTCATGTATCAGATGTTTGAGTTTCAGCCCTTTGCCGGTATCCTGGACACAGATATGGATGTCGGCGTTGTCGATATCCGGCCGGCTCGAAATCTGGCAAAGCTGACACAGATTATCGGAAAATTTGAATATCTCCACCGGGTGGATGTCTTATCGGCCGACAAGTATCGCGGGAAGCGCGGCATCGATGCCAATACGGAACTTCTCTTTAATCTGTATCTCCGTCTGCTCTATGACGGCGGTATCACGGAGTATGAGGATGATTCCGAGTATGCGCCGAGCGGCTGCGTCTCATTCCTTACGATCCACCAGTCCAAAGGGATGGAGTTCCCGATTGTATTTGTGGATTCTCTGGCAAACGTGCCGAGAAAAACCACAAATGATCTCATGATGACGATAGAGAATCGCTACTTCAAGCGCCCGGCATTTGAGCCGTATGAGGTCACAAAATTCTTTGATTTCTGGCGTCTGTACTACACGGCTTTCTCCCGTGCGCAGGATCTGTTGATACTGACCTGCAATGAGGACAAGCGGACACCCAGCGCTTACTTTAAAGAGGTTTATGATGAGCTCCAGTCTGTGGACAGTGAGGCATTTGACATCCAAGAGTTCAACTTCAAGTCCGTGAAGGCCGTGAATGTTAAGAACACATACTCGTTCACATCGCACATCACAGTGTATGAGACCTGCGCCCTGCAGTACAAGTTCTACCGCGAGCTGGAGTTCATGCCTGTCCGTGCCAACGCTATGCTCTTCGGTACGCTCGTCCATGAGACGATAGAGGATGTTCACCGCGCCGCACTCCGGCACGAGGAGCAGACGATCACCGAGGAAAACGTGAACCGTTGGTTTGCCTCCAACTATGTGTCGCTGACAAAAACCGAGCACACCTACCTCGCCGGTCCTCAGCGCGAGGCAGCATTGAAGCAGGTGCTCCGCTATGTAGAGCGGCAGCACGGCGACTGGTCGGCCATCCAGCAGGCGGAGGTGGATGTTTCTCTGGTGAAGCCGGATTACATCATTGAAGGCAAGGTCGATCTGATCCGCGGTGAGGGCGACACGGTCGAGATCGTGGATTTCAAAGCCGAACGGAAACCGGATATGGAGAAAATGCGGGATCGGCTCGAGCGGTACCGCCGGCAGCTTCATATCTATGCCCATCTCGTGGAGGAGCGTACCGGGCGGAAGGTCAGTAAGATGCACCTCTACTATACCGGAGAGGATGGCGGCGTACCGACGATCACATATCCGTATACGAAATCTGCTGTGGAAGGAACGCTGGCGTCATTCGATGATACGGTACATAAGATCATGAAGAAGGATTTCCGGCACTGTGCCGATGATCCGAAGGTCTGCGCTGGCTGTGACTTCCGATTCTATTGTAGAAACAGATAGAGGTGGAACTGCATGGCTGAACATAGTGTTTCGCATAACGGCATTATCTATATTATTCCTACTGATGATTTATATCGGAAGTATGAAAACAGTGAAGCATTTATCGATAAATACGGAAGGCTTATCGATTCAAAATCCAAAAAGGTCATCAAAGAATTAGAACATAAAGGTGCTCTGAGATCTGCTGTCCAACGGAAGGTTGTTATTGTACAGCCACCAGAAGCGCATCCTGTTCGAGATGCCGCCAAACAAGCTGTAGCTGATGTGATGCATGAACATATTCGTAGAGCGGTTGACTGGGCTTTGGATGTTGGTATCCCTTACCTATGGCATGAACACGTCGTCCCTTTTTTCCATCAAACGAAAGAGGCACTCACATCAAAGGAATTGAAAGTGGATGCGATTCTTGCGGAAACACAGGCAAGTACGGATATTGCAGTAAAGCAGCAGAAAACTGGCGTGAAGATGACTCAGGAAGAGGCGGACGCTGAAAAGCGAAAAGCCCTGTATCATTGGCTCGGAATGTTGAGCAGCCTCAAGAAACTTCATGATGCGGGTGAGATTGACATGGGCGCTACTATGGCACAACTGACCGATCCTGCAATGCTGGAACGTGTAAACGGGTTTTTGAGTGAGAATCCGAATCTGCTCGAAACGGATAAGTACATCGTGCTTCACAGCCTGCTTGGAAGGAATTTATATGAGGAACAGCAGCTCGTTCCTATCAGAGCTGCAGAAATAACAACTATAGCCGCGAAATACGGATATGACCCAAGAACCGATAAAATGGAGGATAACCACCATGGATGAGCAGCTTACTTTTGAATTTGAACAGAGACCAACGATAAAGGGGTTCCCCGAACTCCGCTGGACGGGCAAGCGTCCCTATCGCTCCACGCAGTACTACCCCGCACAACTGCGGGAGGCCTATGGTGAGGAGCAGAATGGCTGGATCAACAAGATTTTCTGGGGTGATAATCTCCAGGTCATGAGCCATCTGCTGAAGGAGTATCGTGGAAAAATCGACCTCATCTATATTGATCCTCCGTTCGACAGCAAGGCGGATTATAAGCGGAAAATCGAGGTAAAAAATGTTGGTAAAACTACATCTGATAGCTCCTCGTTTGAAGAAAAGCAGTATGGGGATATATGGACAAATGACGAATATCTCCAGTTTATGTACGAAAGATTTACGATTATGCGCGATTTGCTATCTGAAACGGGATGCATATATGTTCATTGCGATTGGCACAAGGTTCATCATCTTAGATTAATTATGGATGAAGTATTTGGACAAGATAATTTTCGAAACGAGATTATTTGGTGGTACTTGTGGGGAGGTCGTGGAAAGGCCCAATGGAATAGCAAACATGATAACCTTTTATTTTATTCCAAATCGGGAAAATGGACATTCAATTATATGGATGTTTTAGATGATCACACTCTAATGACCGAGGGATCAAAGAACAGGCTTAACTATGCCGGTGCTATGGTTACCACTAAAAGTGAGTCATCCGAAATACCGGAAGATAAAGTACTTCCATCAGATACATGGTATATTGCAACCATCAACGCAATGGCAAAAGAAAAGGCTAATTATCCCACTCAAAAGCCAGAGAAATTACTTGAGAAGATTATTATGGCATCCTCAAATCCCGGCGACCTTGTTTTTGACTGTTTCATGGGCAGCGGCACAACGCAGGCAGTTGCCATGAAGCTGGGCAGACGTTTTATCGGCGCAGACATCAACCTCGGTGCAGTCCAGACCACTACTAAACGTCTGCTCTCAGTGGGAAAAGAGCTGGAAGACAACCAGACCAGCATGGGATCGGCTGCTGACACGAAATACACCGGTTTCGAGGTCTACAACGTCAACAACTACGACTTCTTCCGCAACCCCGTGGAGGCCCGTGACCTGCTGATCGCAGCACTGGAGATCCAGCCGTTCCCGCAGAGCGATATCTGGGACGGTGAACTGGACGGCAGGATGGTGAAGATCATGCCCGTCAACCGCATTGCCACCAAGGCAGACTTGAAGGAGCTTCTTGCGAACCTTCCGTATAAAACCTATGAGAAACGCAAGGAAGAAAATCCGAATCAGCCCGTGGAGCGCATCACCATCGTCTGCATGGGACACGAGCCTGACCTGAAAGGCGCAATGGAGCAGGAACTGACCGATTATAAGGTGGACATCCAAATTATGGACATCCTCCGCGATAAAGCCGACCTTCAGCTGAAGCGTGATTCCGAGGCAGAGATCGTCCGGGAAGGCGGCAAGCTGGTCATCCGTGCGTTCTATCCGATGAACCTGATGCAGAAGCTCTCCCTACAGAAAGAGTACGTGGAGGACTGGCGGCAGCTGGTTGATTCCGTTATGATCGACTGGAACTACGACGGCGTGGTCATGCAGCCTGCCGTGACTGATGTTCCCGGCAAGAGTGAACTGGTAAAGGGTATCTATGATATTCCGGAAGGTTCCGGCACCATCAAAGTCAAGATCACCGACCTGCTCTCCGAGTCGCTGGAAGTGGAGGTGCGTTAAATGCCTGCAGGATTTGATCCGAATTTTTCCTTCAACGAGCAGCTGTGGTATTACTACTCTACGAACCGAGGAAAGATTCGCTCCCGTTATAATGACCTCACGAGAAAATTCCTCGCCTACAACGACGGCGAGGAGAATTTCCACGCCTTCCTGCGGAAGCCGCAGTTTGAGGCGTTGGAGATGTATGTTTTTGTGAAGGAATTCATGAATAACAAGCAGGTCTATGAGATGTTCGACGACTGGCGTCACAGAAGAGACCGCTTCTCCGACGCATCCTATTATTCCGTGGATAAGGGAGGTCAAATCCGGCTCGGTGTCGATCTGACCGAAAAGCAGACCGACACGCTCTTCAAGCAGATGAAGAAGTACCGGGAGAGTTATCCGAACTATATCTACGCACTTACGATGGGACTTGGTAAAACCATCCTCATGGCCACCTGCATCTTTTATGAATTCCTGCTTGCGAAAAAGTATCCGAGGGACAAACGGTTCTGTCACAATGCGCTGGTCTTTGCACCGGATAAGACCGTCCTCCAGTCGCTCCGTGAGATCATGACCTTTGACAAAACAAAGGTCGTACCGCCGGAGTATGCACGTGTGCTTGATTCCAACATCAAATTTCACTTTCTTGACGAGGCCGGAACGATTCTGCACACAATCGATGACTCGGATTTCAATATCATCATTTCCAATACGCAGAAGATCATCGTAAAGAAAAAGCGCAAGGAATCCACGCCTACAGAGACGCTCTTTGCCGGCACCGGTTCGCTGCTTTCTGCCGTATACGGTGCAGACAACGATGACGATGATGCGTGGGATGACACCACGCTGATGGACAACCAGCGTTTCAAGAAGCTCTGCCGTCTGCCGCAGCTCGGCGTTTATGTCGATGAGGCGCACCACCTTTTCGGTGCAGATCTGGAAAAACAGATCAGGTCGAGCGGTGCCAATAAGACCAGCCTGCGAGACACCATCAATCTGCTTGCGGAAAACACCTCCATCGTGGCCTGCTATAACTATACCGGTACGCCGTATGTCAAGAACCAGCTTCTGCCGGAGGTCGTCTACGCATACGGTCTGCGTGAATCCATCTGGAACGGTTTCCTGAAGGACGCCGATCCCATCGGCTTTGAAAATGTCAAGAACGAGGAATTCCTGACCGCAGTAGTGAGAACCTTCTGGGAACGGTACGGTGGGAAGACCTACGAAGGGCTGAATCCGAAACTCGCAATCTATGCTTCCGGCGTAGAAGAGGCGGCAACGGAAGTCAAGCCGGTTCTGGAGAAGATCCTGGCAGACCTCGGCATTCCTGCCTCAAAGATTCTGCTGAATGTCGGCGACGCGAAGTATACGAAAAACGATGACATCAGAGATTTCAACAATCTTGATGTCCCCGGTTCGGAAGGAAACGAAAAGCAGTTTATTATCCTGGTCGAGAAAGGCAAGGAGGGCTGGAACTGTCGCTCTCTCTTCGGCGTGGCACTTTTCCGCAGTCCGAAGTCGAAAATATTCGTTCTCCAGGCTACGATGCGCTGTCTCCGTGCAATCACAGACGAGCGCTTGACTGCCACTGTATTTCTCTCCAAAGAGAACTACGACACTTTGGATGACGAGCTCCATAAGAACTTCAATATGGAGATCAAAGACATCAAGAATCCATCCAACGATGACCGGCACAAATACCAGGTACAGGTGCTTCCGCCTCCGAGGACGATTACGCTCAAGCGGGTATGGCACGAGTATACGCTCCATGAAAAGGAATACTCCGAGCCGGTAGATTTCAAACTGGTGGACGCAGACCTCTCCAAGTATGCCAGCATCATGTACGAGCGAGACAGCCTTGCCCGTGACACTACCGTCAAAGAGAAGAATATCGACCATCTCAAGGACAATATGCGTTACAGCGAGTTTTCCCTCGCCGGAGAAGTGGCCCGCTATCTGAATATTTCCTGCATTCTCGCCGCCAGAATTCTCCGGGAATCCGTTGACGGGATCGATGCGGTTCTTGAGGCGGTCAACCGCTATAACGCCGTTTTGGATGACTATATCATTCCTGCCGTATTCCATGCGCTGTTTGATGTCACTTCGGAACTGAAAACCGAGGACAAAGAACTGGTACTGCTGCACGAGCCTAAGGATGCCGGATACTATGAGTTCTCCGCAAAGGACGACCTTGTGCTTACAAACCATTATCCCGGCTTTAAACCCGAAGAAATCGCAAAGAGCTTCCACGCCGACACCTATTGCTTTGACTCAAAGCCGGAGAAGGAATGCTTTATGCAGTACATCACGAGCGGCAAGGTCGCGGAGGTGTACTTCACAGGTATGTTTACCTCCAACCAGGGCGATCTCTCTGTCCACTACTACGACCCGGAGTCCGGCAGAATCCGCCAGTACTATCCCGACTTCCTTGCAAAGATGACGGATGGCTCCTATCAGCTTATCGAGGTCAAGGGTGACAATAAGATCGATGATACTGTGGTAAAGGCAAAACAGGCAGCCGCCGAAGAAATGGCTGTGGCAAGCGGCGTAAAATATCTTATGTACGCCGGAAGCCGTATCATGAGCACACATATCCTGGAGGAATCACCGGAGTCGACGCCGACCATCACCGGCACATTGCTATAAACATAACCGGGCTTCCGAAGCTGCACCGCAATCGATGGCATCTGCTTCGGAAGCCTTTGTCTTTCCAATAGGGGCACCGCCATAAAGCCAATCACTTCAACCTGTCGGAATCTCCGACAGGTTGCGTCCATTAGAGGAAACGGTTATTTCACTTTCTGCTCACCGCTGGCACCCTCATCCTTGGCTGCTGTCTTTTTCTTCTGCTCATAAAAGTAAGAACAGCGGCATTTGTCCGAGCAGTAGAATTTCTCCCGTCTGTGCGGCGTTTGCGGCACATCTTTGCCGCAGTAGCGGCAGGGATGCTGTACGGTCCCGTCCGCATTCCGATTTCCTCCGAGCCCGTGCCGAACACAAAAACTTCTGACGGTATTTAATGATAGACCGAGTTCTGTGGCAATACGCTTATAGCCGATTCCGCGGAGCCGCAGATAGCGGATCTCTTCCCGAATATCATCGCTGAGTCTCTGTCCCGGTTCGTGGGGCTGCAGTTGCATATTCTTTTGTGGAGGAAGCGGCGGTATCGGAGGCGAAGTTTTCTCACGGACGGATTTTTTCTGCCTGTTCATATCAAATTGGCTGATCGTGCCGTCAATAAAAAACATCTTCAACTGCCCGTCCTGCATGACATAGATGCGGGAAATCAACGTGCGCAGAAACCACCCATCCTCCCATAGTGTTTGATCCATCTCCAAGAATTCTTCAATCACTCCCTGGGTGATCTTTTCTCCATGCAAGTGTAATAGAAGGTTGGCGCAGTGCTTGATGATTTGCGGACGTGCCGCAATCACTTCTTCGATAGCCATACGGCAGGCAGTCTGTACAATCTCATGCTTTACGGTCGGAGCGTGTTTCCCGCCGTCATAGAAATTGGAGCACCTCCAAAACGCATACTCATACTTGCCGTGGGTATGTGCGGTCTTTGCACCGTAAAACGCTCCGCACACACCGCAAATGATCCTTGCTGAGAGCGGAGATGTACAGCTGTATCTCCGGCACAGCGCAGCGCGACGCCGGATTTCTTCCTGCACCATATCGAACACAACAGAAGATACGATGGCCTCGTGCCCATCTTCAACATAATACTGCGTGACTTCGCCCTCGTTTTTTTCTTTCGCTTGTTGAGGAAATCCACCGTAAATGACTTTTGAAGTAGAGCATCCCCCTTGTATTTTTCATTTGTGAGAATACTCATGACCGTTGTTCCGCTCCATTGCTCTCTTCCATCTGGTGCAGGAATCTGATGTCGCTCAAGGTAGCCGCAGATAGCGCCGTCACTTTCGCCGAGCAGCCACAGGCGATAGATCAACTTAACAATCTGTGCCTCCTTTTTGTTGACTGCCGGATAACCGTCCTTTCCACGGTCATATCCAAGGAAGCGGGAATACGGAGCGGAGTATTTGCCGTCAGAGAAACGCTTCCGCTGACCCCATGTAACATTTTCTGAGATGCTGCGGCTTTCCTCCTGGGCAAGGCTACTCATAAGCGTAATTAGAAATTCGCCGGCAGCGTCAAGCGTATGGATGTGCTCCTTTTCGAAGTATACCTCTATTCCCGCATCCTTCAGTTTTCTGATCGTGAACAGAGTATCAACGGTATTTCGTGCAAAGCGGGAGATTGACTTTGTAATGATGAGATCGATTTTCTCGTCGAGGGCATCGGAAATCATGCGGTTGAAGCCGTCACGGTTCCTGTAGGACAGACCGGACAATCCGTTATCATAGTAGATGCCGGCAAACTCCCAGGTTACATTGTTTCTGATGAGATCCTCGTAGTACTCCCGCTGTGCGAAAAGACTCGTTTCCTGCTCCTCGGAACTCGTGGATACACGGGCGTAGGCGGCAACCTTGCGTTTCTGCGGTGCGGCATCCACATTGGCTGTAAGCGCAGGAACGAACTCTACTTGAGTGACTTTCTTCTTTGGCATAACAACCCACGCTCCAATTCTCCCACGACGGGTTGATAGATGTCCAGAAGTTCATTGCGCAGCTTCTCATACTCTTTCTCCGTAAGGAGTCCGTTCAGCGCCATGTGCAAAAGAATATTTTCGCCGATTCTGTAGTCCATCTCCCGCCTTGCCGTTTCTTCATTCATAGTTACCGTACCTGCCCTTCCGATAGCACTCCTGAGAACAGTATTTCTGCGGCGAGTTCTTATTCACCACAAATGTCTGCTTGCAGACAGGGCACTGCCGCGCATCGTCACTGGCTCTGCCGGATGTGTAGCGTCGCTTGTTCCACCAGGACTGATTACACTTTCTGCAGCAGAAAAGCCGAGGTCTTGTTTTGCGCTCATATATGATTTTCTTTCCGCACTCCTTACAGACGGGGTACTGTGAATCCGTAAGTTCCCGTTCCTTCTCGACTTTGGCACAAGCGCGCCGGACAGTAATCGTTGAAACTTCCAGCATGGCAGCGATCTTTTCATAGCCGATTCCGTGGTCATGAAGGAAGGTCAGGAGCTCGATTTGATTTTGATCCAT